CATTAGAGGGCACTGGTACTGAGAATCCAACAGATGGTGAAGGTAATGACACCCCATCAGAGAATACTGGTGCAGAAACCGATAATGTGGATAACTCTTCCGAAGAAGGAAAAGGCAATCAACCAAAGAAGCCTGCTACTCCAAAAAAAAAGAAGAAGAGTACCCGAAAATAGACTGGGAAAACCTTGCTGATGCGGACGTGCAGATGGCAACAGTTCTCTATAACGACCGCATCAACACTTATCGCAAGATGAAGCAGCTCGACGAACTGCTGGAGAAAGAGCGTAAAGCGCAGGCAGTAGCTGATATGGCAGAATTGCGCATACGTAATCTTCAGGCATTCGCCGAGCTGCAATCGTTCAACGACACGGGCAAGTTTCTCTGCAAGCACCCACTGCTCTTCGGACGTTCAGAGATAGCAGAACTCATGAAGCTACTCAAAGCCGATCCTGCCGAGTTCCTGCGCCAGCACAAGAACGTACTTGACAACATCAAGCGTTACCGCTCATACATAAAACGCACCGACCGCAAGAACCGCCGTGCTGATGACCTCAAGAACCTCGAACGGCATCGGGAGCGTGAAAAACTATTTAAGATGGTTCTTGAGCAACAAAACAAATAATAACAATGGAAAATAGTATAAAAGTTTTTAATTTGGGCAATCTTCCTACTGCCCCGCTGGACTCTTTTATCGAACTTCAAGAAGACTTTAAAAAGCCAGACGAAGACAAATTATCGAAGTTGCAGATGCTTATCATCACACGTGGCTTCAAGTATTCATTCAAAGTATGGAAAGACCCCGACGGCAAGTTGTGGATCATTGATGCCCATCAGCGTCGGAAGGCTCTGCTCCGACTTCGTTCCTACGGCTTCCGCATTCCTGAAATTCCATACGAGGAAATTCAGGCTTCCAACAAGCGTGAGGCAGTGGAAGAGATAGCTGCCTATAACTCCGAATTTGCCGAAAAGAATCCGGATACGCTGCTTTTCACAAAATACAACATCAATGGAGATGAACTTGCTAAGTTTAACCTCGGATACGAGGTAAAGCAGACCGATTTCTCTATAGGTGGAGAAAAGCTATTCTCTTCCGATGCTGAAATTGCGGATATACAGGAGGATACTGTTGATATTGCTCCGCAAGATGACGAAGGAGAGTTATTTGCCCGTCCTGGAGATATATTCCGATTGGGACACAACAGGTTGATGTGCGGAGATTGCCGTGCAAAGAAAGATGTCATCGCCCTGATGAATGGCAGAATGGCTGACATGATACTTACCGACCCTCCATACAATGTTAATTATGAAGGTGGAGGAGAAAGTAAACTCACCATTCAGAATGACTCAATGGAAAATGATTTGTTCCTTCGCTTTTTGCAATCAGTCTTCAATGTGATGTTTTCCATTGTGAAGCCTGGAGGTTCTTTCTATGTTTTCCATGCTGACTCTGAAGGCGAGAATTTCCGTCGCGCCATACGAGAAGCAGGTTTCAAAATCGCCCAGTGCTGTATTTGGGTGAAGGATACATTCGTCATGGGGCGTCAGGACTACCAGTGGAAGCATGAGCCTTGCCTGTATGGCTGGAAAACAGGTGCTGCCCATTTTTGGAACGCTGACAGGAAGCAGACAACGGTATGGAATTTCGACAAGCCAAAAGCCAACAGACTGCACCCTACCATGAAACCTATAGCCCTTATGGCATATCCGATAACAAATAGTACAAAGAACGGTGATGTCGTTGTGGACTTGTTCTCTGGTTCAGGTTCCACCATTATGGCTTGCCAGCAAACGGATCGTATAGGCTATGGCATGGAGATAGACCCGAAATACGTTGCTGCAACTGTACGCAGATTCATGGCAATGTTTCCACAGCAGCCAGTACTGTTGGAAAGAGACGGGGCTGTTCTTTCTGAAGATGAAACCAAAAAGATTATTCTATGTCAGAATTAATCAAAAAAGAAGTACTGTCAGATGAGTATATAAATCAAGTAAGAACGTTCGGAGCGTTGAGTTATACGCCCGAACGTATCTGCAGGTTGCTCGGTCTGAAAGGATCCAAGCGCACGACCTTGTTGTATCGCATAAACACGCCTGGCGATGTTTATTGCGAAGCCTATCATCAAGGACGTGCGCTTGGTGAATATAATATTGACGCAGAACTCGCTAAGAAGGCAGAGAAAGGAGAGATAGATGCTATAACTCTGCTGGAAGAACGTAAGAACGAACGTGAAGAGAAAGACCTGCGCATGAATTTATTTGGTATATGAAAAGTCAAATCGAGAAATTAGATTCCATTCACCCAGACCTTATATCCGCATTCTTGACAGGTGGAGAATGTGAGGGTATTCCGCAAGACGTGAGATTATTCCTGCAGCAATTGCAATGGTCTGCGGAGATTTTCGAATATGAACGTAACATTACAAGGGCAGCTCAAAAACTAAAGCTACGTATCAATGCCGAGCAGCGTATCAAAATAGAAGAGCGCACCTGTATGGAGAGGATTTATCAGGCAATCAACTATTTTCAGGTTGATTGCAACGTCCCCATTAAAGTTTGGGAAAGCAATTTTGCCAACAAATATGAAGACCTTGCCAAACTGTGTGGTTCTACTGGCGATTACAAAGGTATGAAAAACTGCTATGATGCTGCATTGGAATGCCGTCGCAGAGCTTCTGAAATTGCTGAAGCAGACAGGGATTTGGGAGTTCAATTCTTGATAACACCTGAATTGACACCCGAGGAACTCGGTTTCTCAAAGAAGAATCTGAAGGAAATTGCAGCCAAGCATAATGAAGGCTTCTATGTTGCGCTTATCGACTCATTGCCCATAGAAACAAAAGAAAAGAAACGCCTGCTGCGAGATGCCGATATTCAAGATGCAGAAATAATGGAGGAAATTCCGAATGACTGAAAAAGCTATAAATGAAAACAGCGTGCTCAGCTTCGAGCACTATTACATGAACCGTGTGCAGCTGCTTGCCAATATCATCGACCCCAATATGCTTTATGCTGAATGGGCGCGTGCCACGGGTAAGACCGAAGGTGTCATAGTTCCACGGCTTATTCGTGTGACAAACGATATGCCAGGCGAACTATCATTCCTTGTTCACAAAACATACGTGGCACTGATGACCAACGTATGGCCAAACATTCAGGCATCGTTCTCACGTCCTGTAATCGTAAATGGCAAGCAGCGAGCCATGCTTGAATATGGCATTGATTATGTTGTGGGGGAGGCAAAGCTGCCTTCACACTTTCGTCAGCCACGTTATCCGATAGCCTATGCAAAGCACTCAGTCATCTTCCGTAACGGAGCACACCTGCAGCTGGTGTCTTCCGACCAGCCCGAGAGTGTTGCCGGTCGAAATGCCGTGCATGCATTCGTCGAGGAAATGAAACACAACAGCGGAGAGAAACTAAAGTCGCGACTCTTTCCTTCACTTCGTGGTGGTTCTGCCGAAATTCGCAAGTCAGCCTACTACGAAGGTGTTACTGGTGTGAGTGACACTGCACGTGTAGACCTTGGTGAAGATGATTGGTTCGAGGACTACGAAAACAAGATGGACACAAGGCTCATCGAGGAGATAGCTTCTGTGTCGCTTGCCATCAACCAAACACTGTACAAGCAGTTCATGCTCCAGCAAGAATTGCGCAATACCAAGAATCCAGTAACAATAGAGAAGATACGTTTGGAAAACCAAAAACTCAATGCCTTTATCGCCCGATGGAAACCACGTATTGCCGATATGCGACGCAATGCCATCTATTATATACGAGCATCTTCGTTCTGTAACAAGGATATTCTCGGACCGAAGTTCTTCAAGACGCAGCTCGATACCCTCGATATGGACGAATTCCTCACCGCCATCTGTGCCATTCGCCACAAGGAGGTAACCAACAAGTTCTTTACAAGCTACGACCACGAGCGACACCAATTCAAAGATAGTTACATCTACGACCAAATATTGAAGCAGAACCTTAAAGACCACTTCACGCTCACTGCGCGCTATCTTCGTCACTACGATAAGCGCGAACCTCTGTACATAGGTTACGACCCTGGTAATTTTCAATCGCTTATCGTCGGACAAAAAAAGGAGTACGGCAGTCGCTTCGATATTATTAAGGAATTTTGGGCATATATACCCGACGACCAGCAGAACCTTGCACAACAGGTGTATTCGTTCTTTGGCAACGACGCAGTGAACAAGGTTATACACCTCTACCCTGACCGTGCAGGAAACAAAACAAGGGAAGAATTGGAGCAAATAACGACCGACTCGCTGACAATGAAGGCTGCTTTGGAGAGTTACGGTTTTTCTGTTTTTCTCTATAACGATGGCGCACCTACTATTTACCACTGGCAGCAGTTCCGCCTGTGCCAGTTGCTCTTTGCCGAGAAACTTCCCTTGCTTCCTAAAGTGCGTATCGATGAGAATGAATGTCAGAACCTTTGCAGTGCAATTCTTATCAGTCCGCTGAAGAAAACGAACGGCAAAATCGAGCTTGATAAATCAAGTGAGAAGAAAACAGAATTAAAACGTCGTCCAGGACTGACAACACAGCTTCCAAGTGCAATGATTTACCTTTTATATGGTCTTTATTCAGACCTTATTAAAAAGGAATTGAGCAGTTATCCGGACGATTTACCCGAAAATATAGCGATATAAGCCCCTATAAAGTCCAAAAATGAATATAAAAAATGTCCAAAACAAGGCAATAACGAGGGGTATTTACATAAGTAAAAATGTTACTTTACTGAAAATCAATATATTATATTTTAAAAATGAAAAATCAAAATGACCAAACGACGCAATTCAGGACGCACCGCTGATTTTTGATAATGCGGTGCAGACCTCGAAAAGGCTGGAAATATGACAGGAGGGGGAGTTGGTCGTCCTTTGTTCCTGTACAAAATATAAGTAATTTCGCAAATAATGGAGAAACCTATCGAAATAGACGGC